CATCACCTCGTTCAGGGCCTCAATCAGTTCTCCTGGCTCCGACTCATACATCAGGTCGGTGTCCTTGACGGGCGCATCCGTTTCCTGCTTCTGATAGTACGAGGCGATGGCCGACAGGATCAGATAGATGATGTGTTCTGGATTGTTCACGTCGAATTTCTCGACATTCTCGCCCGTGAAGTTCTTGAAGGCGATTTCCGTGGCGAAACAATAGGCCACGATGACCTTCTTGCCGCACAGTTTGATTTCTTTCTGTTTCATTTCTTTCTGGAATTTAGTTCATAAAAAAACCGCCCGCGCTGCTTACCAATGAAAGGAGGAAAGACAGGCGAGCGGCTGATAGATGTTTACGCGGCCACCGTATAGTCGCCGTAGCCGTTAAGGGTGGCACTATAATCGGCGTTTTGTCTGTTCGGGCCGTTAATAGACAGCTGGGTAAGCACCACGCTTCCGCTGACAATCGTAGAGCTTGCAGTACGGTTGTTGTCGCCGGTAACGTTCGCAATCTTCCACTTGATCGGTGTGCCGGCCTCGTAGATGGTTTCCAAGTCGGACAGCGACTTAGCACCAACGGCAGACGTGATGGTTTCGCCAGAGCGAACGAGTGCGCCAGTGGTGATGTCATAGCTGAGACCTGTGGGTTCTTGAACGTCGAAATCTCCTGTAGTATCTTTCGTCGTCGCGCTTTCCATCTGAAGACTGACATGCAGGCTGAGCGTCTTCGCGGCCCCCACAACGGCACTTGGTGCAGCGGTGTTGTCGCTCGACAGGAACAGGCGAACGAACTGACCCTTGGTGTAGCTTCCGAGAGCGATGACATCCGTAGCCTCGCTGCTGCCAACGGCCTGCAATGCAGAAGCACCAGTGAATTGGAGCTGCTTAGTACTATTCGTTCTGTCATCAAATTGGAACGTTACATCCGACAAATAGGCCTGACCTTTGCGGGCAAAGGTAGCCTTCTGGCGTGTCTGGTTGTCGGTGGTCGAAGTCTCGTCCCACATCAGGGTCATCGGCTCCATCGACTTGATGGCGGTGAGCATAGCAGCGCAGTCGGCCACATTCAGCGAGTCGCACGATACCGACCAAGACTTGCTGACGGTGACAGGCTTGTCAGCCATGCCCACATCGTCTTTAGTCGCAGCCGATTCCGTGTTATTTTGGAGCGTCACCGTACACCCGGTCGCCATGCCAATCACCTTGTATTTTTCGGCATCAGAGTCATAAACACAGATGCGAAAGTTTTGTCCTTTAAGTGTTGCCATATTCTTTTAATTTTTGATTAAGTCAACTCTGAGTGTATAGGCACTGCCGTCCTGTTTGCGACCCACGGCACCGACGGCATACTTACAGTCGGCAGGAATCTCGTTGACCATTTCGGCCAATTCCTCGCGGGTGGATGCTTCGAGCACGGTCGTGCCGTTCAGCAGCAGGTCACCCACGTATGCGGGCTGACTATTCTCAGGTTTCTGAGTTGCTTCCGTCTTCTTGCTCATCGTCGTTAGTATTTTCTAAGTCGCACTGATAGTGGATCGTGTCGAAATAGCACGGCTTATTCCAATCCCAGGCGATACCTTCGGTCTGAGGATAACCCTCGTTGAGATACGGGATGTCGACACCCTGCTCTGCAAGGCTCTTGATATGGTCGGCAATGGCTTTCATCACCTTCAATTCGAGGTCCCACACCTCGTTGGAGCTGGCCGCACCAATCTCCACGCCCACATTCACGCGAAACAGATACGGCATCCACACGTTGTCCTTCGTGGTCTGAGATGGTGACATCCCGTCGTCAGTGATGATGATATAGGGCAGCGGTGTATTGTCCTGCTCCATAGGTGGAACCTCGAAGCACGTTGACTTGATACGACCGCCGACGGCCTGCACCAGTTCACTGTTGGCACAAAGGGCATCGAAAATGATTTTGCCGAGTCGTTGCATGATTATCAGTTTGACTTGTTATTACTTTTTTCTAATTATTCACTTACTTTCTGGGAAACCGGCGGACGATACTAACTATTGCCGTTTGCATCGCAGACCGCCCGCCGGAGGAACTATGTCCCAGAAAGAAGGCGCGAGAGATTTAGCCGCCGAACTCGCTTGAAGAAGCAGGCTCCACGAGCTTGATCAACTTGAATGCCTGCGGCTTGCCGCTGGTATTGCCGTTGACCTTGCTTGACAACTCAACGAGTGAGTAGTCGGTGCCCATACCCAGAGCGATGACCGAACGGTCGAAGTTCTCCTGAGAGGTTCCATCAACGTTGAAGTCGATGTCAGCATAGACCTGCTCGTTCAGGTAGCCAAAGTGACCGATACCGATGTAACGGTCGGTGTCCTTGGTACCGATGCCGTGCTCGTCGAAGGTGTAGTCGATGAACGGAGACACCTTATAACGGTAGCCAACGCACTTGCCGTCCTCGATGACGGTGCTGTCGCCTGCGCTGTTGGGGATACGCTTGGTGAATGCGAGGTCAACCTCAGTCACCTTGTCCATGATGATCTCAGGATCACCTTCGAAGCCGAGGTCATACATCTTGGCAATCTCCTTGGCCAGGTTCTTACCGATGTTCTCGTCGAGAGTCAGCTCCACAACCTCTGCCTTGGCAAACGGCATGTCGAGCTTGTCGAATGTACCGTGTCCATAGACGTGCTGAGCGCGGAAGATGGCCCAACCCTTCTGGAACTTGTAAGTCACGAATGCGATGATGTCGAATGCAGCCTGCATGACAGCACGACGGCTAACGGGTACAGAAGCAGCAACGCGAACGGGGCTGGTCTTGATGTTAGCGAACTCGAGAGCCTGCTCTGCCACCTTGGTCACCTCACCTTCGATGGTGAACTTCACGTCGTTGATAGAGTAAGGGATTACCTGTGTGCCACTGACACCAGTCAGCATCACGAGGTCATCGGGGAGCTCTACACCAGCCACCTTGGTGTCGATGATTGGTTTGATCTCGATAGGGATCAACTCACCGGCCTCCAGGTTAGCGTTCAGGTTCTTGTCATCACCAGTCTTGATGGCGTTGGCCAGAATGGTGGTGGCGTTGGCTGCACGCTTGTGAGTGAAGCAGTCGTCGATCATCTCGCGCAGCTTGGCACCCATGTCCTCACGCTCGCGGATATTCTCCAGCTCCTTACCGCTGGCCATAGCCTTGGCACGGGCACTCAGTCCAGCACTCTCACGCAACAGGGCATCGTACTCACGATCCTGCTCGCGCTGCTCAGCCTGCAACTTTGCCAGTTCGTCCTTCTGCTCCTCAGAAGTCAGGGTGCGCATTTTGGCCTCACGCACGTTGGTCTTCTCGTCCATTTCGTCCAGCTTACTCATGATTTCAGCCTGGCGAACTTGAATCTGTGATTTTGTCATCTTTGTCATGATAAAATACTTTTTGGTTTATACTATTGTGAACTAAAAATCAATTTCGCTGCGGAGATGCTTGCGACGTAGGCGCATGGCCTGCTGCTCACGGAATCGCTGCTCCATTTCATCCAGACGACGGGCTTCCTCGGCTTCACGCTCAGCCTGTTCGCGCTCTTCACGCTCCTTGGCTTCACGGGCTTCCTTCTCAGCATTGGTCTCACCTCCGTTGGCCTCACGCTCAGCCTGTTCGCGCTCTGCCTTCTCACGGGCTTCACGCTCCTCGTCGGTTTCCTGACTGGCTGCTTCGCGCTTCAGCTGCTCCTCAATGGCTTGGTCGATAGCCTCGCCCTGCTCACGGGTGCCGACGCTGGTCTGCTCGTAAGCCGGATGGGTGACGATCGACACGTCATACAAGGCGGTGATGCGCTTGACGTGGCGAATCCAGATTTCCTTGCCGTCCTCCACCTCGTTAGTACGTTCCAGGCTGACACCATTCTCGGTGTCTTCCCAGTCATCTTCAAATGCGAATGACATACCGCTGATGTCGCCGCGCTTGATCAGCTCCAGCGTATCGTTGGCTGCATTCGTGCGGGGCAGTTCACAACCTGACTCCACATAGTTCTCGCGCAGTCCGAGCGTCAATGTGCCCTTGCCGTTGTTGCAGCGGCCCAGCACGTCGGTCACTTTCGAGGAGTGGTTGATGTTCAGGATCACGTCCGAACGCTGCAACAGGTCGTTTGTGATGCAACCTGGCTCCAAGACCTCATAGACTTTGCGGGTAGTGCTCCACGGGGTCAGGTTCACACTACGCACACCGAAGATGATGGGCTTTCCCTCCACCATACGGCTCTCGCTCTGACCCTCCATCGGTTCGCGTACCTGAAGGCCGCAAACGCCATTGGGGATAAATCTTACCTGTTTCATCTTTCTATTCTCGTTAAAAAGTTATCGTTTCATTATTCGGGCAGAATTGCGTCTGGGGTTTACTGCGAGATTTCTCGCCTTACGCTCAAAGTATTCTGCCACCTCATCGCGGCTCAATGGCTGCGGGGCTACGGCTGTACGGATGCGGTAGGGCTCTTTCATTTCTCTTCGCCCTCCTCCGGCTCCTTTGGTGGTTCCTCGGTGGTTGGTCTTCCTCCACCTGATATGTCACGCAGCTTGGGTGATCCAAGTTCTGCCAGATTGGTGAGTACATACACGATGTCACCCTTTTCGCCTACTGACGGCATGTCCTCTTCGGCACGCATTTCGTTTACCGTCATAATGCCTGAGCGCAACATGCTTTCGTAGTACTTTGCCTTGCGCTCCGGGTCCATCGCCAGCAGCGGTTTCTCGCAGATGTGGATGCGCCGCACACCGTAGTCCTTGAATCCGATGAGCTTGCGGGCAATCTCTTTTTCGTTGCCAGTCTTCTGCGGCAGGATGGTACGGGTGTGGAACTCCATCGTGGCGTTCTGATAGTCGTTGTAGTGCGAATTGGTATCGAGCATCAGCAACGGACGCGGCACACCAAAGAAGCGTGCCACATCATCGTTGGTGCCACCCAGTTGCTCAAACATCTGCATCTCCTGGGCGTTCATCGAGATGTTCTCCACCTTGTCAAGACCTCTGATGGCGAGCACGTCCTGTCCTGAGTACATCTTCTGTTGCAACTCCTGGGCGTACTTATCCATCTCGGTCTTATCAAACAATCCCATCGCAATCGGCGACACGCTTCCCTGCTGTTGCTCACCGATGAGCAACTTCACACGACCACCCTTTGCAGCCGTTTCGAGTGACTGCTGCATCAAGGTGCGGTTGAGCGAAAGTGTCTGGATGGCATATTGAAGTGTTGAGATACCCCACACGCCGTTTTGATAGCGGAAGGTGTTGGGGAAATGTAGCAAGTCTTCACGCGGCACGTCCGGCATCGTCACATAGCCGTGATCAGTCAGGAAGGTGATGCTCACGAAGCGGCCAGTATTCACATTGTAGCCGCCACTCTTCACCAACCACAGAGCCACAGGGAAATCAAACTCGTCACGCTCTACATACACGAATCCGTTACCAAACAACAGGCGGTTAATCTCGACGAGCTTCCACATGTCAGTAGCCGTCATGATGGGGTTGGGTTCTTCCTGAAGCAGGTAGTTCATGCGCTTGCCGAGTCCACGCATATCAACGACGTAGTTGTCTTTCTCGAAGTCCTTCTTCTGATATTGCACCGGCATCACGCTGAGTGTATCGGCTCGCAGGTTCACAGCACGATACACCGTACCAGTGCAAAGTGCCTGCTCAGGGCCACGCACATAAGCAATGCGCTCCTGGAATGATGCACCCGTCACGCCTGCACTCTTCTGTGCGGTGGAGTCAGGAACACCCGGTGTGCCGCCAATCGGTGTGGGCGATGATTCTCGCACCTCCACCGCTGGCACCGTCTCGCGAGTCGGCAGCATTCCTGTGGGTAGAAATCCAAATAGTTTCATATTTTATTTCTTGCTTTTATTACTCTTGCGTTTTTGCGTCTTGGGTTTACTAACCTTTTGAGCAGGACCGATGACCGATGGATCGCCGTTGGTGGCGATTTCATCAGCGGGTTTGGCCTCGGGTTCTGGCTCGTAGGTTTCACCGCGAAGGATCGCCTCTTTTTCCGGGGTGCGCTCGTTGATGTTGAAGAAGTCCTCCACCATCGTCTTCTTGCGCATGTCATTGTGCTGCTGGCTCACGTTGATGAAGCCGCGCCCAATCTTACCCAGATACTCCTCGGCGGTCTTCGTCAGATAGTGATCAATCCACGCAAACCGATGCACCGGCATGATGGCGGGATAGAGTTTCACCTCCTCGCCCACAGCGTTCACCACCTTCAACTTTCCCTTGAATGATGGAACATGCGGCTGCACCTTGAAGCATAGCCCATTGATACCACCACGCACGAACGACTTCACGAACTCTGCGCCATTGTCACAGCTCGGCTTCTCCTTGGCCACGGTGAATCGCTCGGCCATCGGACGCGGATCATAATGCACCAGCCCTGAGTCGGTCATGATGCGCCACGACAGGGCCACCACGTCGGCCTTGATTTCGTCATCGGTCATCAGACTGAGATAGTGCGGCAGCGATTCGTCATGCTCCATGTGTACCAACTCGTCTGCATCCAGGAAACCAATCCAGCCGTACTCATTGCCGTGCTTCTCGTAGCAATCTGTGTAAGCCTTGACCTGGGCACCGATACCCTCGGCGGTATAGTCGATGATTTCCACCTTGTCGCCATAGCCCGTCAGCACCTCTTCAGGTCGCTCGTCACCCTCGCGGCTGTTGTCATAGATGAATATCTTCTTCACGCCCAGACCGAGATAGTGGTCGCACCACTCCCGCAGGTATCTGTTCTCACAGCGGACGATGGCACAAATGGCCACATCCTTCGACTGCACTTTCGGCTGCTGCACCTCTATCTTGTCCTTGTCACTCTCGGCCCACAGTTCGCGGTGGCTGTTGATCCACGCCATCTGCGCCTGCAAATCGTCCTGCTTCCATGAGCCACCACCATAGTGCTCCACAAACTGACGGATGTCGAGATGTAAGCCCTTCAGTCGCGGACGCTTCTTCATGATGTCATCCAGCAGACAGGCACCCGTGTCCATCCAGTTGCCCCGGTCGTTGCGGTCGGCCTTCAGGCCCCAGCAGCGGTCAGGGTCAAAGTATCTTGCACCCTCCCGTGTCAGCATCGGCACATTCATCCAGCAGAGCATCGGCATCAGTCGGGGCACGTCGAATGGGTTGCCCTTCTGGTGCTTCTGCAAATGACCTACCGCCGAATACTCCTCGCGGAAGAACTCGTCGATGGGTTTCTTCAACAGGATGTCCGACTCCATCAGCACGAAGCCGTCGGGAATCATCTCCCACAACTTCTGCACCGTCACGATGTGCTTGGCCGACCCCCACACGCTCGACATATAGATGCCTACCGAGGGATTGCGGTCGGGGTACTCAGCGAGGAACTTATCAAAGTCTATCACCTGTCCCCGCGTGTTGTCGATCACCTCCACGCCGTCCATCCTTTTCAGGAATGGTCGTGCTTTGATTTGCTTACCGTCGGGCAATGTCAGCGAGGCGGAGTTGTCGAACACCACCACGCGATACGCCTCGCCGCCATGCTTCCGCAGACTCCTGATGCCTGCTTCCGTCAGTTCCGGCGAATTGAAATGAATGATTACTACTGTTTTCTGTTTCATACTTCTTTCTGGGTTTTTATGTTCCAAACTCTAACGGCTTTATCGGGCCGTCGTCATTGCTGATTTCATTCATAGATGGCGTGTAGGCCGGCGCACCCTGCACCACCTCCACCGCCGTGATTTGTAGCGTGTTCTCCAACTTGTCAGGATGGAACGACTGTATCTGATAGGTCACACCCTCATACACCAGTTGCGAGTCGCGCTTCACCACATCGTTCCACAGCATTCTGATCATCACCGTGTCGTAGGCATCCAGCGCACCCTCGTGCAGAGCCTTGGCACCCTTCGACCAGGTGACATTCGCCCATACCGTCTTCACGTCCTGATACTTCGTCGTGTCGCCGAAGCCCGTGCCAGCCACCTTATTCCTGATGGTCACGCGATGGTGTAAGAATCCTGCACTGTATCCCATAGCCGTTTAGTCCTGTTTAGGGTTGATAATCGCGTCGCAATCCTCCTTGGCCTTGGCGATGGCCTCGCGGAACTTCTGGCAGATGTGGCTCGTTGGCTGCTGGATATAGGCATAGCGGTTGTAGAGTGCGGCCATGTCCCTGCGCTGCGTGTCGTAGGCTTCCACCTGCTCATCCGTCGGGTCTTCCAGTTCGCCGAAGTCGAAGTCAAACTCCGTCATCACCACGGTCAACTTGTCCAGCAGTCCGTCGCGCTCCACCTCCAGCGGTGTGCCACCAGCCAGATACATATATTTCGCCACCATAAACGTGAAGCCGAAGGCAATCTCTTTCGAATCCCTTTGCTCCTCGGCATCGCGGTTCTTATACAGCGATTGCGTCAGCAGCAGCGAGGCATTGACGATGGGTTGCGGTATGCGGCCATAGGTGTCGATGAAGTTCTCATACGTTCGCCGCGTCAGGTCCAGGATGGCTTGCTCAGCCGCCTGACCGTCACGCTTCAGCTCCGCCTCGTCGTAGGCGAAGTCAATGCGGCAATGTTCGAGAATCTCCTCCATCGTCAGCCACATGAAGTCCTTGTCTTTCTTTTCAGCCATATTTCTTTTTCGTTTTGTCTTCTACACTCCCCACAAAACAGCGTCGGGGGTTTACCATCCCTTACTGCGACACAGGTATTGTCAGTGCCCCCGTGCCGGTGAATGAAAACGTGCCGTTGGCCAGTGTGCCGTCGGCCATCGAGTGCTTCTCGTCGCTCAGCATCGCCGAGCCTTCCAGCAGCACGCCCGCCGTCGCGCCCTTAATCTGAATCTGAAACACGTTGCCCACCTTGATCAGGTCTTGCATCTGCGACTCGTTCAGCAGCAGAAACGACACTGTGAAGCTCCACGACTTGCGGCCTGCAATAAACTCCTGCCACTCCTGTTGTGTGGCCGAGGCGATTTCCAGCTTGTCGGCGTGCGAGGTGATCTCGTTGGCGCGTGTCCCCGCCACCAGATGCTGCGTACCGCCGTCATTCCAAAACACGAATATGTTCTTTCCCAGTATTGCCATAACTATTCACTATTAACTATTCACTATTCACTCTTTCTCTTATCCCCACGTCATCAGCTCTCCCTGGCCGCTGCGCTTCAGGTATCGGTTCAGGGCCACGTATATCTGCTCACCGCTGATCCTTGCCACTTGCACACCACCGCCACCACCGACACTTGACTCTTGCAGCTGGCTCGCCAAATTGCCCTGCATCGCTTTCGTAAGCACAACCTCGCCCGCATTCAGCCCATACAGCCCGTCACCGCCAAACATCATATTGTCACCACTATACGAGTTCCCCTTCACGATACCGCCCTGGGCGTATCCAGTTGATTGATGTATGGATGATATCATCGAGATCATCTGAGCCATTCCTGTGGCTGCAAATGCCACCCAAGCCCACGGACCAAGTTCAGCAGCTTGCACAGTGGCTTGTGCATAACCGAGAGCCACCGCAGCAATCGCTTCTGAAATTGTGCCAACAACCTTGGCTGCTGGGTCTTCGATGGCGTTAAATGCTTGGCCTATACTTCCAACAACATGCGCCACATCGCCAGCGGCTTTTTGTAATGAAGCCATCTTTCTGATTGACTCCATTTTCTCATCGTTCACTTCGATGTTGAGTTTTAATGGATTTGCATCTAATTCCATTTGAATCTCATCCATTGTCTTTGTCAGACTCTCAGCCAAGCCAACAGGCGAAACACCATCCACAGGGCCATTCATCAGCATTTCTTTCACGGCCTTTTGCTGGTCCTGCATCTCTTTCAGTTTGTTCTCTGCTTGCACCAACTGGATAAGATATCCCGTTCGCATATCCTCGCCCGCCTCATTCCATTTCTTTTGCAATTCAGAAACGAGCTTTGACTGTGCCGCAATACTACCCTCTGCAAATGCCATATCATTACCGCCACCACCAGAGCCACCGCGACCACCACCGCCACCACTACCTGGCTTTGTAGCGGTGTTGATACTACGGTATGCTTGGGCGATGCTGCTGTAATTCTGCGATTGAAGGCTTGCACGCTGATTGATTAGGTCGTTAATCTTCTGGAACAACTTACCATCATCTTTGAACACACCCCACGCCTTGTATTGCTCATAAGGATTGGCGACGTTATCACGATGACTGACGGCAGACCTGCCATCGTTGTAGGTATGTTCGCGCTCAAAATTTACATAATTCCGATAGCCCTCCAATCGCTTGTCAAATTCTTCCATAGAAGCAGTACCAGCACGGAACTCCTTCGAGCTCATCTGCAATACGGATGCCTGCTCCTTGTAGAGAGCGTTAATAGCCTTAGTGGTCTGGTCTATTTCGGAGCGCACAATACTGTTGGTCGTTTTGAGTCCGTTTTCCAACTGCTGTGCGAGTCGCTGCTTCTGTGCTTCCGTCAGTAATGTGCCCTCGGCCATCGTAGCCTTACGGCCATCATTCGGTGCAATATACCTTCCAGTACGGAGCATCGCCCTCATGCGCTCGTTCTCCGTCTGCTGCGCCTTCATTCTTGGATTGTCGATAGCCTTCTGCGTGCTCAGTCGGTCGAGTTCATTGTAGGCTTCTCGTGCCGCACTGACGATGGTGTTAATATTGTTCAGGAATCCGCTGATATCGCCCGTGTTGAGTGCCGTTAGGAATCCTTCGTAGACAGCCTCGCCTGATGCTACCACACGGCCCCATTCGTCGATGTTCTGCTCGGAGGCAAAGAAAGCATCCTTTGAAACTTTCAATGCGGTTGATGCGGCACCAAGCACACCGCCAAACTTTGTTAGCTGCTCGATGCTCATGCCGAACTTTCCGGCGATAGCATCAAGGGCACCGCTCAGACCGCCACCGCCATTCAGCGACTTGCTGACATCATCGAGATTGGTCTTGGTGTCGCTGATTCGGCCCTTCAGTTCATCGAGCGATGATTTAAGGGCCTTACCAAATTCGCCATTCTTTTCCGCCTCCGTCATCTTCTCGTAACGGAACGACATCTCCGTGAAGGCTTTGGTCAACTCATTCAACTGACCACGCGCCGACGTGGAAACGGTTTCCATCTTTCCCAGCGAACGGGCAAACTCAACCATTCCCTCGTCAACATGTTCAAGGGTGCCGCCAGCCTTGCGACATCCGTCAGCATAGTGCATCAAGCCCTCAGTGGCTCGCTTCAACTTTTGATCATACTCCTGCGATTCCAAACGCAGTTTAGCAACTACATCAGCCATACTCAAACTATTTTCTTATTGCGCGTTATGCCGTCTGGGGTTTACCAAATGGCACAAAAAAACCGGCTCGCGCATCGCTGCGGGAGCCGGTCGGCAAAAATCAAATACCTGTAATGTTAAACAATATAGTATTAATCATTAATTATTATGGCTCTAAGCTATTTCTTCGACAGATTCTCGATCACCTGTTTGCGGTTCTTGCCGAAGTCGGGATAGACGTAGGAGACATGCACCCAGTAGACGTTGCCCGAATGCTCCCAGATGAGCTGGTCGAAGGTCAGATGCTTGCGAATATATTCAAACACCGCACGCCCGAACTCCATGTCACCCTCGATGTTGATGTCAGCCGCCTGACCCTTCATGTGTTGAGAGTATTTGACACCGCCAACCTTCTTGTTCAACGCCTCGCAGCGATAGCCGCTGCTGATCTTGATAGGTCGCTTCATCGCCACCCGCAATGGCTCTAACACGTAGGCACAGAGGTACACAAGGTTTATCAGGTGCTGCGTGCCAGGACGGTTGTCGATGCCGTATTTCTTGGCCGTTTCGGAGGCCGTCAACTCCTCAACTGTAAAGTGCATTGAAATATTTGTGTTCATCTTCTTTTAGTCCTCGTTTGTGGGTTCGATATCGTGTTGCTGCTTGCGGCCCTTCTTGCCCGGCTTAACGGTGCCTTCGTCAGAAATGATGACGGGCACGCACTTGGCGCAGTCGGGAGCCAGTCCGCACATGAAAGGGCGACTCGACTCGGCGATGCGGGTGTTCCTTGCGATGTCACTCTTCATCTTTTCACGCTCCTTGATGGTGCTCTGTTTGAACTCATAGAAGTCCTTGCCCAGTTTCTCCAACTCGTCGCGCATCTCCACATAGCCTTTCTTATAGTGGTCGCGGTCCTCGCGCAACTCAGCTATCAGCCGGTGGTTGTCCTCCACCTCCTTGTTCTTGTCTTCCAGCATCTCCTGATAGGTGTCCTGCACCTTCTGCGCCATCTCTATCTCCGCAGCCTTGGCTTGCGCCTCCTTCTCCTTCGCCTCCGCAGCCGCTTGGTCGGCTTCCGCCTTCGCCTTGCGGCTCATCCACCGCCAAGTGAAAAAGCAACCGCCACCACCACCGATGAACAGTCCTATCAAACTGATGATTGCCTCCAATGTAATCTCCATATCGCTCTCTATTGTTTTACATAAAACCCCCGATTTGCGGTCGGGGGTTTACTAAGTTCGTCAGGCGCGTTTTACTCGCCGCAGATGAAATCTCCCAGCGTGGTCGCCTGGTCCACCGTCCAGTCGTTGCTCGCCATCAGCTTGCCGAACACATCCTCCGACACCGGCTCGAACTCCAGGTCCACCTCCTTGTCGGCAAACTCCTTCACGGCATCGTTAACCAGTTTCTGGTACTTCTTGAACTCGGTGATGAACTCCTGATACTCAGCGGCACCCATCGGCAGCTTTGCGGCATCGCAGTCAGGCTTGCGGATCTCGATCTCGTACTGCTGCGCCTTCTGAAGCTGCTCGTCGAACTGTTCGCCCGGCTTCATCTTCTCGGCAGCATCCTTGCTCTCCTCCTCAAACTTGGTGGCGATGGGCTTCATCTTCCGCGCGATCTTCCACACCTTGATCTTGTCTTGGTCATCCAGTTTTCCATACTTGGCGGTGTTCAATACCTGAAACACGGCCAGCACTTTCTCAGTCTTAACTTTCTGGGTCATAGCGTTCATGTTTTACTTGTTAATACTATTCACTATTCACACATTATTCGGCCTGCTCCTGTGGAAGGACAGCGGCTTCGATCTCGTCGATAGCGTCCCAAACTTTGTTGGAATCACGGCGAGACATTTCGCTCATGTTGTAGCGTACTTCGCCGTCACGCATGTAACCATTGAAGGTTCCGATCATCTCACCCGTGCCACCTTGGGCATTGATGCGATAGCAAGTACCGTTGATGGTCTGCAAAGCACCTGTGGTGCCGTCTTTCACAAACTGACCTTGTACAATGAGATTTTCATCCTTGTACTCGTAGGTAGAGTTGTTGGTCTGACTCTTAATTTCAAATTGTCCGTTCATAATCGTAAAATTTTAATTGTTAATAATATGGGTTAAAATAAAAAAGTTGTCGCTTATAATTGCGTCGGCGTGGGAGGCTCGATCGGCTGTGGCTTCTTGGCGTTGGCCGTCACACGCTTCTTTCCGTCTTCGTAGAGGAAACAGATCACGCTGTCCTGAGTAGGTCGCATATCATAGGGTGCAGCATCCCACCTTGAATTGGCCTCGATGTAGATATTGCCGTAGGCCTCCTCATGAAGGACATCCGACGAACTGGGAGCACCCGTAGCAGGAGCCACCGTGCCGGGCTTGCAGACATACATCGTGACGTTCTGGAAGGTGTGCGCATTGTACTGCACGCCCGCATAGGTCTCGGTAGAGATGGCGGTGTTGACCACCAGTCTGCCCGTAGGTCCGAAGGTGGCCTTCAGGATATATCGGCCATACTCCTGAGCACCGCTTTGAGCCGTGTGCATCACTCCCATCGAACTGTTCGGCACCAAGGCGATCGTCTTACCGCCCAGGGATGCACCGTTGATCGTGCCGTTGGCAAAGAACGGGATGATGTAGTAGTCATGGTCGTATGACAGCGATGCCGTGCCGACGGTCGTACCCGTGCCGCTGATGGTGGCAGAGGTGACGGCATACACCAAGGTGGGATTCGATGGTGTCGTAGCGTCAACGATGGCCAGACCGTAATAGACGGTGCTGATGCCCCACAGCGTCTTCAGGATGTCTTCGGGGATGATGTAGTCGCGCTGCGTCACGGGCAATGCGTCATCCTGCGAGCGGTTCAGGTCGAAAGTGAAGCTCCACGAGCCTTGCAGCACCTGTGTCCAGTTGCCCACCTCGATGCCTGCCGGCTCCGGCGCAAAATGGTAGTAGCCGTTGAAGTCTATCAGACGGTAGGGATAGTTCGCACCACCTTCCGGCACGTAGTAAACCCAGTCATCGCCCTGGTTGTAGGCATCGAAGATAGCCTTGATGGTGGTGCCTACGATCGGCAGGAACCCGTAGCGCGACAGGTTGTTCTTCCTGTTCGTATCCCTCCACCACTGGAATGATAGCGTCTCATCCCATTTCTTGGTGGTCATGTTCAGCAGCGGCAACGTGTTGATATATGTCGAGCCGCCATAAGTGCCGCCGATATTCACCGGCTTGAACTTCGACCACCTTCGGATCTGTTCGCTGCGGCACAGCGAGCCGACATCATTGTTGCTGACACCCAGAGCCTGCATCACGTCGTAGACGCTGACGGGAGCAGAAATCTTTCCTGTTGAGCCATCATAAGCCATATCTTTGTCTCCTATACTTTTATTGTTCCTCTAAATCTTTGATCCTCGCCCGCAGCTCGGCATTCTCCATTTCCAGCTTCGTGATCCTCCGCTCGTGCTCGGTCATACCCTTCGCCAGGATGATCGTCGATACCAACGCCGTCACACCGTAGTCAAAACCTAATACGTCATCAGTACCGTGTGTTACTGATTCTGGCAATACTGCATCCCAATATTGTGCCGACGTACCAATCATTATGCGCTTATTCTTTCTTTCGTCCTTGAATCTAAACCTGAATGCTGGTGCGCTTGCTATTTGTTGGATGCTTAGATTGATGTTGCTAATCACATCTTTACGACGTATGTCACTTTGTTGTGTTACCGTGCCAGCGAACCAACCGTTACCCGTTTCGCCGTCCACATACAAGTCGTAATTCGAATTTCTGTAACCAATACCAATATTTTCTTCAAATAATACGCCCGAACCAAACTTTATGTAATTAACGGATAGGATTTCGACACGTCCGCTGTAATTGGTGATGATTGAAAGACCATTACCACCAGCCGTAGTACCAGCCAAATATAAATTGCGCCACTTGTACGTGGTCGTACCAAGGTCATACGTTCCCGTCGTTTCCGGCGTGATGCTCGTGCTGAATACACCCGTGCTTCCGCCGCCACCACCGCCTGACTGATACCCCAGAGCCGAGATACCGCCCGTGGCATACAGGTTGCACGCATTGCCGTCCTTATCCACGATACGCAGGGCGTGGTCGCTATCGTTCCACACGATGCGCCCGTTGCCTATTTGGATGAAACTCGTGTATGTTCCTTCGCCAACAATCAGACCAGCCCTCTGGGCGTTGCCAGTTCCCGTGTCCTTCGCCAATATCTGCAACACGCCGCTGTAATCTCTCTCTATCAGCCTGACCGAATAGTCCTGCGCCGTGCCGTTATAGTGGAAATCCAAGAAACCACCGATATTCGTTCCAGCGGTGCCGTGAGTGTTAATCTCCCAACTTTGGAATCCCTCGATAGCGCCGCCTGACGTTCCAGATACAACATTGCTTCCAAACGTTGCCGTGTTGCTGGCGTAGAAGGTGCCGTTAACATGCAGTTTATATGACGGAGCAGTCACCGCATCAACACCAATGGCCACATTTCCATTGGCAAATATGTTAAATACATTGTTGACACTATGGAAACCGAATGAAAGGATGTTGTTGTTTGACCCTTGTCCTGCGTAGTAATACGAAATAATTCCGCAGTACTTTGAACCAAACGACTTACCAAAGGCAATGGCGTTCCTGCATCCTGTTGACATACCAGAACACATGCACATCATTGAGTATGACCATGAGGATGCTGTAGTTGAATTAATATTCAGCACACCACTTTCTGTTGGCAAAGTTGACTGATTCAACAATGCTGAAACCGTCGTCAGCTTACCATACGAATCAAGGCTTGTTAATACGCTTGCAGACCTGCTATTGTAGAAATAGAATATATTGCTTGTATTTAAGCCGACAGACCAGTTGTATGTTCCACTCTTAAAGTTTATACATGAATATGATGCCTCTGTCGCTTCAATTTTTATAACTTCTCCCGCAGAACCGCTCCGATTTACCGTCAGGCCAACACTACCGTTTATCGTTCCGCCCGTCAAAGGCAGATAGTTTGCCAATGATGCTGCGGTAGCATAGTAGCTTGCGTGCTGACCATCCAACAAGTCTGCATCAAGGCCACTGGATGACCCATCGTTGCCTTCGTTCCATATCTTATAAGTATTACCGTTATAATAAAAATATGGGTTATGGTCAGCTTTTACTTCATAATAACCTAATACATTATTATCCTTGTCTATAAAACCAAGAAATGTGTCAACACCATTGCTTTTTAAGTTCAAAGGTGTAGACGAATTGCTGGTGAGAATGCCTCCACTCAACGGCAGATAATCATTCAGCGATGATGCTGCTGCGTAATAGTTCCCGTGTTGACCGTCGAGTAGGTCTGCATCCAAACCACTTCCAGAACCGTCGTTTCCCTCATGCCACATGGCATATTGGTTAGTGCCTCCGCTCGTAACAAAGACTGGCGCATTCGTATTCATGTTCCCAAGCCAGATGCCAATGGACGCAGTATAGTTAAACAAGCCTATATAATTGCCGTATGTATTTCGACAGGCTTCAATGTATCCACGTATAAGAGTCGATGTTGAATTCTCTATTACCCAGACTTTTGCATAACCACCAGAGGATGCACCTTTTATATAGGCCTCTCTAAAAGTCGGCCCTGCTGTTTCCACCGATGTCTGACTTATGGCAACGTTTCCACAATAGTAAGTGGTCGAAAGCGAACCTGCGGATGTGGCATAAGCGCACGAACCGCTGCTTGTTATGTAAACATTTGAATCGACGCTTCCATCAGCTTTAAGGAACTGTGTGGATATTCCGTTTGCCTTGACGAAGGACGAACCATATATACTGCCGTTAACATGCAGTTTATATGACGGAGCAGTCACCGCATCAACACCAATGGCCACATTTCCATTGGCAAATATGTTAAATACGTTGTTGACACTATGTAAACCAAACGAAAGGATGTTACTGTTTGAATTATCCGCAGCATGAAAATAGGATATAATGGCGCAATTTTTTTGTTCAAAACTCTTTCCAAATGCAATGGCGTTTCTTCTGTTTGTGACCATTCCAGAACAAAGGCACATTATTGAATATGACCATGAGTTAGCCGTAGTTGAATTGATGTTGAGAACGCCAGATTCAAGCGGAAGAATAGATTGTGTCAACGTTCCGCCTGTCAATGGCAGGTAATTACCAAGTGCAGATGCCGCAGCAAAATCACTTGCATGCTTACCATCTAATAAGTCGGCATTGAGGTTGGTGTTAACCGTTGTTGACGTGATAACAAAAGGAGATGTACCAGTTGCTACAGGCAGCTTCACCTGACCGTTGGCATATATATTCCCGTTAACATATAGCTTTTCGGAAGGAACGACGCTCGTGACACCCATTCCAACACCAACATTTCCGTTTGTATGAATAGTAAGCACGTCATTTACATCGAACATACCAAAAGACAAATAGTTGCCTGTACCATCATTATTATTGTGGGAATAGCTTAGTACGGCACATCTCTTATTGTAAAATTCCTTTCCCAATGCAATCGCATTTCTTTTTCCTGTTCCAAGTCCAGAACACATGCACATCAAAGAATATGCAAATACGATATTTGGAGAGATGTTTGTTGAAACAATGTTCAACAAACCAGTATCGCCCAGAATGTTTGTTTTTGACAATGTACCTCCCGTCAGCGGCAGATACCCTGCGAGCTGCGAGGTGGTGGCATAGCCAGCGAGCGCACCAGTCAGATGCGAGAGGGCGATCTGGCGGGTGTCGGTATTGTCGGCGAGGTTGGTCCATGTAACATCGCCAGTGCCGCCGCCACCGCCGGAGCCGTAGCCGAGGGCGGACACGCTGCCTGTGGCGTAGAAGTTCGCGGCCACCTCGCTGCCGGACACGATCTTCACCACCTTCAGGGCATTGTTCGTGGAGTCATAGACGATGCGCAGGTCGCCGATCTGAACATACGAGCCATCGAAGCCAGCACCCACCAGCAGGCCCGCCAGTCGGTTGGCGTTCGTCGCGTCGTTGTTCTTCGCCATTATGCTGATGACACCCACCGAAGACTCGATGATCCTGGACGTATAGTCAAGCGTGGAGTCGAAGGTGGTACCAGTCGCATAGTAGTGGAAGTCGATGAAGCCGCCATAGCCTGCCAGCGTGCCTGCCGAGTTCATCTCCACCGAGTGGAACTGCTCAATGGCACCGCCGCTCGATCCCGCCTTGATGGTGCCGTTGACGGTGCCGCCGTTGGTAAACGACTTTCCCCAGAACGTACCCGTCACGCTCGTGATGGGCGTGAGACTCGTGTCACCGATGGTAATCGTGCCGTTCTGGATCTTCGCATACGTCTGCAACTGCGTGGCCACGGTCGAAGGTGTCGAGAAGTTGCTCGTCACCCAGTTCTGCGTGGCATACCCACTCAGGGCGGTGGTCAGGTGCGAGAGGGCGATCTGCTGCGTGGTGGTACTGTCGCCCAGGGCCGTCCAGTTCACGAAGCTCTGGTTGTTCACCCACGTCTTTGTCGCCATGTCAGAGATGGCAGAGCTTGTCACGTAGTTCTGAGCCGTCACCCATGACTGCGTGGCATAGCCGACGAGTGCGTTATTAAGAGCCGTTGTCAGGTGCGATGAAGCAATCTGGCGGTCATCCAGCTGATCACCCAGGGCCTGCCACGTCACATCGCCGATACCGCCACCGCCGCCTCCGGCATTCAAGCCGAGTGCCGACAGGAAGAAGTCGGTCCACAGGCCCTTCTTGGCCTCGATATTGTCCACCTCCGTCACCACTACCGTGCGGTAGCCTGTTTCCGTGTCGGTGCTCTCCTCTTGGCTCGGTATCTCGTTGGGCGCAAAGGTGCCCGAGGTGTCCACGGTGGTCGAAACCACGGTTGTACCATCGTAGACGGTGGTGGTGGTCTTCTTGTGAATGACAAACAGTTCGTTGAAGAACGTCTTCGACACATAGTTCTCCTCCGTCCACGCCTCCGTAGCCAGACCCGCGATCATCCCCGGATCAAGGCTGCTGCCACCACCGGCCACGCCACCGCGACCGTCGAACATCCTCTGTATTTTTTTCTGATTTAATCTCATATCTGAAGCAATGCTAATTTTACGATGTCATCGCGCCAGCTGCGGCTGATGGCGATGGGTGCGAAGGTGCCGCTGTCGATGCTCACCTTATGACAGGGCAGGATGTCGCCGATCTTGATGCTGCCACCCGTGACCGTCTGCGTGACGTGCGCCTGGAACTCGCCGTCTATCTTGCGCTTCGCCGTCGCCCAGTAGTTGGCCACGCGGTTCGCCAGGTGCTGTTCAGGATGGTCGGTGGTGTTGCCGTAGGGCACCTTTTCCACGATATTCCCCGAACCGTCCAGTATCAGCCCGTACCCGTACTCCATATTGTTATCCGAAGCGAAGATGCAGTTGGCATTCCACTCCTCCTTCGAGTCGTTGGTGTTCACGGCTGCGTACTCCATCTTGTTCACGCGCTCGGTCTTCAGTTCGCGGGGTCTGACCTCACCGATAGATGACGGGATGTCATACGAGTCGCGCGAGTACTCGATGCTGAAGTTGGCGATCTGGAAGTCAAAGAAATTATTGTCGTTGCTATAATCATAGCCGCCCATAATATCCACGAAGATATAGCCGTAGGTGTTCGGATCTACCGGGATGGCTGGGTAGGCATACATCGCGCCACCGATAAAGAGGGTGAAATAGATACCCGTGCTTTTGAGGTTGTTGCCCTGCAAAGGAACGTTGAAGTCCGGGATGTTCGCCTCTGACGTGTAGTTCTGCCAGCCGCAGTCGATGGACACGATCGCAGCCGAGCTTGACTTCTCCATGTACCACCATTTGGCGGTCTGTCGCGTCATGCCGATGCCCAGCTTCATGCGGATGGCATATTTGTTTTTCTCATGCTGGATGGTTTCAGCACCACGCCACACCGTACCGCCCAGACGGATGGAGCCACCACCGAACGACATCGGGCGCAGGGTCTGCAACTGGATGGCCGCACTATTCTCATAGCCCTCGTGGTTGGCATACACCATCAGCATATCGCCCAGCGTCGGACTCTCCGACTCGGCACTCTGATAGATCTGCCGCTTGGAAATGCCTCCATGCGATAAAGATGAAATCAGCGGCGTTTTCACCTTCAACGTCTGGCTGCCGAGCCAGTCCTGTGGAGACAATGCCTGCGTGGTGAAGTAACCGACGAGATCCTCGTCAGGCTGCTGCACCCAGGTGTAGGTATCGCCCATCGCGTCCTCAATGTCCTTGGGGGCAAACTGCACGATGGTGTCCTGCTCGTTGCAGTCGGCCTTGACAACCGCCCTGTGCGGGCCTTGAACTTTCGAGTCTGTCTGCTCGGTGCTGGCAAAGATATGCAGGGCCGATGTGTCGGTCAGGGTGACGGTCGAAGGGCTGACGATGGATCCAGTGGTGGTGTCGGTCGTCGCAGCTGCGAGCGTGGCGATGTTCGCGGGTG